ATAATATCATCCCCTAATAGCATATATTCGCTCGAGGACCAGTTAACTCTGGCCCTTTCGCAGCAGATAAACATTATTAAGTGATGAGATAATGTGAAGCTAGCCCAACTAGAATAAAATCCCATTGGATTACCTACACTGTAGGACACCTCTGAGTTTTTAAACTTGAAGGGATAACCGACCATTATATCATACCATGCTTTTGCCCTGAATCTACCAATAAGCTTCTCAACGAGACCATATATCAAAGATATAGGGAATCGATCAGTTGCTGCTGATAGATCAAAACAAAAGAATGTCACTGACCCATCTGAAGGTAACCTCCGCAATTCATCACCTTGTTTATAGGTTTTGTCTTGAGGGATCTTCGACAGCATAGAGTACATTCACTCATGCAGAGGAAGAAGACAAGTTTGTGATCAATAGTCACCTATTGCCACAACTCGAGTCTTTCCTTCAGAATCTGGTATCGCTGAGATTTTCCGTATCGTGCTTACGCCCGACTTAGGTCAATCCAAGTGATGACAGAGCAAATCAGTGTTAGAATGGCAAAGTCTCATCCATCGTTCTAAGACCGGTCCACCTAGTTGACAAATCGATAACCGAAGGTTTGGAGGAAGATTCTTTAAATCCAACAAACTCGAGATTAACGCTTGTTTTCCGGTAGGCCCAGTCTTAGTAGATAAATGGTATCCACTAAAGTCTTTGACTTTTGCAAATCGACCTCGGAATCCCTTAGGAAAAAGCTTACGCAATTTCTTTGAGAATGAAGAGATCTCTTTGTCAAAGTTAAATTCTTGTCCAGTATAACTACGGGTTATTGTAGAAATATTGGGAGCAAGGACTTTAGGAGGGACACGTCTTGTTCAACTAAGAAAAGTCAAGACCAAACGAAGTTTTGTTGGGTCGAGGCTCCTGATTAGAGGAATAAGGGAATATAGGCGCTTCGGAAGACCATCATAGGTTAACCGGATCTTAGACGGTTCAATTTCTTGACCGGCTAATCACCGAGTGACCCTTAGACGGATTGCCTTAGCGACTGATATTCCATACAGGACCCCATAGGTTTCCATTAGAAACTCAATAAAGAGAATATAATGTTTTCCAGCAAGGACTGTATCCGTGTCGTAACCGTAACTCTTACTTAATCATTTTAATCAGTGATTATCTGAGGGTTTAAATAGTACCCCTCTATCTTTTGATATGGGTGGCTTAGTTACACCCCCTCTGGTACGCTTCAGGGAACGATTTATTTTATTATAGTTTTTATACATTTTAATTTAAATTTATTACCTTTAGTAATACAAGGGTGGGTCCCGTTTTATCAGTTATCCATTAAGTCTCATAAGTAGGTCTATTTCGATCACGCTAATCCATTGTTTCGGTTAGCTAAGTCTCTATAGGGCTTATGAGTAATAATGTGATGAGGAGAGACAACCAGAGCTTCAAACTCTTGAAGACTTTGTGGAGCTAGCGGTCAACGGAGCTGAGATTAGCAGTTAAACTAATCGGTAACCGGGTTTC